GTAGCAGCCACGGTAACGGTACCCGTTCCGGTGGTTACGCTGATATTTGAACCCGCGGTAAGGACGCTCTCGTTGGTCAGCGTCGCATCCGAGGACACGGTGACGTAAGGCGACGAAGCGGGGGCACCGGTAGGCGGAGTTGTCCACTTAAGGCCGGTGGTTTCGGCAGAGTCGGCGGCAAGGTACTGCCCGTTAGTGCCGACCGGGAGACGCGCCAAAGCCGACGTAGTGCGGCTAAGGAGATCACCCTTCGTGGTGAGGGTGACTGACCCGCCTTCCGGCCCTTGCGGACCAGTAGCGCCAGGTGCACCCGTAGCGCCCGTTGCTCCCGTTGCGCCCGTAGGCCCGACTCCGAGTCTCGCGCCGGTGTCGTTCAGGACGTACCAGCCGTCGTCGTCGAAGCCGAGCAGATAGCCTGCCAGGATCGTCACCTTACACAAGGTCGAGTAGGTGGCGTTGTCGTTCAAGCGGACGGTGATCGTAGCCGAAGCCGAATCCACGTTCTGAATCGACACTCCTCTAACTACGCGCTCGTAGCCGGAAGCCGGAGCCGACAGGATGGTTACCGCAGACGTGCCGGATATAGATGCGGTTTGAATCGCCGCCGTGTAAGATCCGGTGGTGTGCTGGCCGTAAGAGACCGCCGAGCGTAGCGCAGTCGTTGGGGCGCTACCCAAAACGATTTCGAGCGTCTGGCTGGTTGAATTAAGGGCTATCATTGGGCCTCCTTTAGAGTCCTATGCTGTCTCGGATGAGGGCGTCTTCCGTGGCGGTTACCACGATCGGCGAAGCAATCTGCTCGGTCATTTTTTGATCGAGGTCTTGAATAGCGGCCCAAAGCAGCCGGATCTCTCGATCCGACGGCTTCGGTAACTGCATATCGAGTACGCGTTTAGGGCCGCTCATTTGTTCCCCTTGTTGGCTAGCTGGAGAAGGACTTCGAGGTCGGACTCATGGATCAAGTAGTAGCCGCCGGCGTTGTCGAGCGTGAAGATAGTCCCGTCGGGCGCCGCGCATTTGACCTTCTCTTCAGCTAAGCGCGGTATCCCTGGGATCGGGAGTATGGACGGTCGCATGCCAACGTAAAGAACTCTCGATGTTCCGCAGGAGACCAACGTCATCAACGGGAACACGCAGAGTACCGCGAGCATCAGAAGCTTTCGCCGGCTCCAGGAGCTTACCGACGACGAGCTTGAGTATTTCGGCAACCACGAAGCCAATTGCTTGCCACATCTCACGCCAACCCCCGGCGAGACGCCACGAAGTATTCGATGGTGGACTTGATCCATGCCGGAGACTGATCCTTGATGAACTGGAGTCCCGGACCTTTAGCGATCTCGAGGGATCGGTTAATGGCCATGTCCATCGCAATCTTCTTTTCCGCATCGGTCAGCGTGCCGTCCTCCGAGAGCTTCTTGCGCTGCTCGACGTACACCTGGGCGACTTCATTGACCGCCAGGAACACCGCTTCGAGGGCTTCCGCCTTGCCGGTGTATTTGCGTCCGAGGAAGAACGCCGCCAAGCCCACGAGGGGCACGACGGCCAAGACGATAAGGGTTACGAGGTCCATCAGTAGGCCCCGAGCTTCATGGGCGTAGCACCGGCGGAATAGAAGGTTACCTGAATATCTGGAGTAGCCGTGGTACTGTTCCAGGTGCGGAGCCACGTAACGTCGTCCGCGAAGCGCATATCGACAATTTCGTCGTTAGTGTCGCTGACAGTGCAGACGGCATCGATGTACGCGGTCGTTGCTGGTACATTTGTGGTCACGTCGGCGGTATGGGAGGCGGAACCGGAAATACCAGCGCGGATGCGGATAGCAACCGCTCCGGCCGGCACTTTGACAACGATTCTGCGGGTACCGGAAGGTATCGTAATATCGTTAGTCGTGGAGGCTGTAAGACGGACGGAAATAGACCCGTTAGATTTGGGCGTATCCGTCATCGATAAGATTCTTTCCATGGAAACTCCTTCCGGTACTACCGGAATTTCGGTGTAAGATCGTAATACTATCCCCTACTTGAACAAGTCGGGGTTGTTATCCACAAGGTGAATAAGGGCACTTTCGAGCACTCTGACCTGGCTTTCGCTTAATTCTAAGCCGTACATGCTGCTTATTGCGTGTATACATTCGTGAACTACGGTTGACCGCTTAATTTGCGGAGTTAGCCCTGGTTTGATGAACACGGTGGCGGTTTCGTCATCGTATTCGCCTAAGAGATCCGGGCCTAAGTCCTTAGTTTCCAGATTGATTTTGAGGTGTCCGATCAAGATCATTAGCGACCTCCTACGATTTTTCCGAGCCAATTATTTGGGCTCTTATGCCGCTTATCTATTCCGGACCAGAAATTATCGAGTTGTTTGGATACTTCTCTTAATTTCTGTTCCTGCTTAGCCTTATCGATATCTCGGGACAAAGCGTCCTTCCAATACCCGACCGCGATAGCGAGAACGTCTAGGCGGTCGTCGTGAATAAGGGCTCCGCGATCACGCGTTATTCGGGTCAACTGAAACATCAGCTGCCGGTTGAGCTCATTAGATTCGGTTACCGTCCCGTCGCGTTTGATCAGGTCTTTGGACATCACCAGCTTATGGGTGCTGATTACCGGTTCCAAAGTGTCGATAATCCGCTTCTCTTTCTGCTTATTCGAGCGGATATCTTCTATCGTGCAGGGGTAGATCTTACCGAGTACCGGCGTTAAGAGCCGCGTGAACATCCCATCACCAAAGTTAGATTCGATGATTATTTTGTTGACTTTGTGCTTTTTGGCGACCAAAGCAAGGGCTTCTAAGTTACGCGTCTCGAAGCCTTCCCGCATACCGAAGCATTCCGCTACGTAGAGGAAACCGTTAAGTTGCTTGACGACCGCGTAAGACAACTCGTCTGCGCCTCTACCGGCAGGGTCGATGGCCATAATGGAGCCCTCGAAGGGCCGCCAGGAGCCATTAACGGCGATCGGGGCGTAGAAGTGGTCCCCACGGAAGCCGATATTTCGGAGATCTTCTAGGGGCTTATTGGGGCCCCACACAGGCTGATCGGGGGCCATCTCCCCGAATTCCATAACGATTAGATCTCTCAATTTGAGCGGATAACGATCCTGATCGGAGAGCGTAGTGTCGACTTGAAACTGAAGGCTAAAGCCGGCGCGGCCGTAAGCGGCTTCACGGCTCTGGAGTTCTTCTTCGTCGAATCGCTTAGGATCGGTAGGTGCGCCACGAGTCCCGTCTAAGCCGTGCCCGGTTTGGATGTTCGGCTCGAGTTCAATCTTTTGGACTAACTCTTCGGCGAGTTCGTGGCCATTATGTTGCATCCATTTTGTGTCGGGGTATCTAGCCGGCCACAGAATACGGGTGTAATTACGCTTAACGAGGTCGTTGTAGACCGAATCTTCCGTCTGCGGGGTACCCAGGAAGATGATTCGCGTGTCGTCTAGGGGCTTAAGAATAGCCTCAAATTCCTTTACGCGCTCGGCAAGCTTCTCTCTCATCCCCTGCGTTTCGGAGGTTCCAGGGGTTTCCACGTCGTCAGCGATGATGATATCAGCGCGAGCGCCAGTAAGCTGGCTGAAGATACCCATCGAACGGACCGAGGTAGACTGCGAAGCAGGCGCCCCGGCAACGTCGAAAGCGACTTTAGAGAATCGTTCGTATTTTTCGTCGGGCAGGAGCGAGTTGAGTTCCGGGATCTCCCGCATAAGTTTGAAGCAGAAGGTAGAGAAATCATCGGAACGCGCTTTAGATGCGGAAACAACGAGGATGTTAAGAGAGCGATCGTGATAAAGACGATACAAAACATAGACGGCCGTGATCCACGACTTGCCGAATCCACGGAACGCCGAGATGATAAGCCGCTTCGGCCCTTTTTGGAGTTTTGACGCGATCGCATATTGACACTCCGTCGGCTCCCCTACGCCTAGGTGCTTGAAGCATAGGTAAAGGAAGTTCTTGAAGGACTTTAGGCGTGGGTCGCTCATTCTTCGTCCGGATCAAATGGGAGGCTCTCCGCAAGCGACCTAATTGCCGGCATATCCTTGGTGATAGCCGAGATGTTGTTGTCCTTAAGGAGAGCGCGGGCTACCGACAAATCAGCCGGGGAGGCCGTGCCGTCCTCGATCCGCTTAAGTAGCTCAGTTAGAGTGGCTACGAATAGTTGATCGAGTAGATCTTTTTTGCTGGCCATATCAGGCTCCGTTCCAGAATAACTTGAAGACGACGCCCATAAGGGCGACGATAATAGAGCGGATCCACCACGTAGCCGTAGCTTGGGTACGCTCTACGTGACTTAGCCGGGTTAAGATGCCCTCGGTTTCGATGTTGCCCACAATAGCCTTGTGGATTTCGTCCACCTTAAGCTTGAGCTCCTTAAGCTCTTCATGGGTATCCATCAGAAGGTGCTCACCGACATCTCGCCTGCGCGGATGTACATATCGGAAGCCGAAGAGCCGTAGAGGGACGGTGCAATGCAAATAGGCGCCAGGGGAGTCGCCGCCGTGCAATCAATAGCGAATGAACGGGAAACAAATACCGATACTTCCTTGTTGGAAGACGGCGGCTCAACAAAGGCGATTTCCGACCACGCGGCCGTTCCAGCGATGATGGCGGCTTTAGTTGCCGCTCCGGTCGCGTAGTTCAAGGTAACCGTGCAAGTGTGGTCGGTGTTATCGCCGGTGTGGGCGATACGAATACGAACAT